GCTCACGTTAGATATCCACAATCATTATTATTAGATGGAAATGAAAATAGATTGTGTAGATTTGTAAGCAAAGGATTTCTTTATGATCCAATAACAGACCAATTATCCATATCCGGATCATCTAAGTATCACAGCATAAACATCACTGGATTGGTATATGCAGCAGTAAAATCGCGCATCGCCAATAAAACAGCACCTCCAATAATCGCAGATATTGAGCGAATCTTACAAGTGTCTAATATTCCAGATTATGCATTAATCGCACCATTACTATTCAACTACGTAGAGGCCAACATTGAGAAGAACATCATATACACTAGCCCCATGGTCAGCAACTTTCATCCTGTTGTACCTGGAGGCTTAACGAATGATGACGGCAGACCAATGGGAGAAAGCGCTTCTAGTAACTTGGTTTATCCAGGAGCAGCGTTTCCAACAAACAGTTTGAATAGTGATATAGCCACAGTGCAAGGCAGAGTCGTACAACCATCAAATAATAGAATACCACCATCTGAATTTAATAGCCACGCTAATGATTTCTTAAGCCAATTGGTTCGAAAATCACATGCAGGAGCGCCTTGGCAGATCAGCCAAGTGGAACAAGAACAAGACTCTGTACTACAGAAAGCAAGAACGGAACTAATAAAAGCAACAGTTCAGTGTGATTCGCATAATACCCTGAAAGCATTTGTAAAGGCAGAGCCATATGGCACTGTTAATTCACCAAGAAATATAACAACCATGTCTGCAGAATTGACTGTGATGATGTCAGCTTTCACTTACGCATTCAAACAAGACATCCTGAAGAAACAACATTTTTATTCACCAGGATTAAAACCAATACAAATAACTGATCGTTTAAAGGAAATAACGGACCAAGGAACAGGGGTACTACTAACTGATTATAGTAGGTTCGATGGCTCAATATCAGAATGGTTACAGAAATCCGTAGTAAAAGCGGCGTATAATAGATGGTTAGATTTGAAACATCATGCAGAATTTAATAATTGGTTCAGAAAAGTGTTTAAACAAACAGCAAGCACGAGAAACGGCGTAACATACTGCCCAGGTTGGGGTACAAGGAGTGGGAGCCCTATTACTACAGATGGAAACACATTAATAAATGCTTTTATAATGTATGTTGCACTCAGAAAAACTGGGTTCAACGTTAGAGATGCCTATTCAAACTTGGGCCTCTATTGTGGTGATGATGGTTTCACATCAAACAAACCAAACTTACAACGGCATTTACTTGACACAGTAAGGGAATTAGGTTTGGTCGTCGACACTGAAGTCAGAACTAACGGACCATATCCTTACTGCGGTCGATTGTTTATAAATCCATCATTATATCCAGATAGCTTCCAGGACATGAAAAGAACATTACCAAAA